GGTTTTCATTATGGTGCCCTCAAATCCCAAAACGTTTTACTTATTTCGCCACGCGATATATCACCATCGCCTGTGCGTCGAGTACGTGTATATGTTTCACGCCCTCTAAAATCTCTTACGCCATTGGTTTGTTGTAGCCATAATGCTCTTTGTGGAGAATCAACGCCTGGATCTGGTGGCGCGTTATCGTATTCCCAACCGGGTAGTCCTGGTATTGCAACCCAAGCCATTTACAGCTCCTTTACTTCGACTTCGTCGTTCTTATATTTCTTATTGGTTTTACGCCATTGCATTACTGCATCATTCTTGTCTTTGCCCATAACCTTCATATTAAGATCTTTACCGCCAGGGCCACCCTTACGAACAGTAATCATAAATTGCGATGTTTCTTCTTTCACTGACTCAAATGCACCAGCAGGTTGACCTTGTTTCTGATTAATGTCTAATGAAACCTTACTTTTAGGGTATTCATCACGCATCTTTTTCAGCGCTTCCTTTTTGTTTGGTGCCTTGGTTTTGACAGTCATAGAATCACGACCATCTCCAACCTTGACAAAGAAGATTTTATTTTCGTTAACTTCAGCGAGTTTAGACTCGTTTGCTTGGCGAAGAGCATCACTTACAGTGGGATCATCAGAAAGACCCTTCTTCATTTTTTCGATTTTTCTTACAGCGCCGGTATGATTGCCGCCCATATCAAGAGCAATCTTTACAGCTGCTGAAACAAGCGGAGCTGGAAATTTGCTTTTAGCTTCTAGTTTTTCTCTAAGTTGTTCGAACTTCATTTTATCCTCTTACCTTGGCAGCTAAATCTTTATCAGCCTTACCCCAAGTCCCTTTGCCTTTAGTTGCGAATGAATTAACACGCGCCAAGCCCCATTGCGTTGGAGTAGTACCAGGCCTATGACCTGTTCTCCAAGCAGCTACGCCACGATCAAATACTTGTTTTAGAATACCGTATGGGATTCCTGTTTTATCAGCTTTTTTCTGTAAAGCCTTCTTGGTATCTTCACCCAAGTTTTCTTCGCCGAACATCTGAGCAAACTTTTTAGTATGCTTGGACGGCTTTGTTTTTGCTGATGCATCTCCAGGAGCTGGCTTATAAGCACGTGGATCATCATCGTCCATTTTAGCTTGCTTATTAAACTGCGCCTGTCTCTTATCTTTTGTAGACTTACCAAGACCACTATGATACTTTGGATTTCTCTTTTTAGCTTCTTTGTCTTCGCGTACTGGCTTTTGTAGCGAGCGATAGTTCAATAAATGGTCAGGTAACTTGCCATCTCTTACCATATCACGCATTACCTTATCGATAATACGTACGTCAAGTGCTGTCATTTGAGCAACTTTTTGTAGCATACGATTTGCTTGGCCTGGATTCTTTTTACGCATATCCAAGAACAGTCTTACAGCAAACTCGTACTTCTTCTTATCTTTATGACGGCTAAACCAAGCTTTGATATCTGACATAGTGTCTTCATCAAGGTTTATGTTCTCAACTGAGTCCAACCACATACGCTTTGGTTTTTCATCTTCGTTAACTTGGACCATAATATAGTTACTGCCTAAACGAGTAATACGGCCATAGTTTTCAGATATCTTAATTCGTACCCAATCGCCTTCTTGGTATAACTCACCGTTAATAAAGGCTTCCCGCTCTTCAGAAACAGTGGGCAATTGAATATGTTGGCGTTGAGACTCTTTAAGTCCCATGCCCTTTCTTACAGCATTAAAGAGAGATTGACCATCTTTATACTTACTGGGCAGTCCCTTAGAAAATTCAGTAAAATCATTATTTGTAGCAGCGGCTCTCATTTTAGATGCAGACATACCTTCTGCACCGTCAGCATCTGGATCTCGCTCTCCAGCAGAAACAACGCTTATTGATTCAAAATTATAAAAACCATGACGGCCTTCAACACCGTTATATTGATTAAGCAATGCCTCGAATTGATTAACACGATCTGACCCTACGACCATTTTGATCTTGGTATAACCATCATCATAAAATTGAGTAAGCAAATCGAAAACAGTACGAACCGAATTGTCTAATGCAATATTACGAGCATGCCTAGGAAACATTTTGCGGGCAAACTTTACTTTGTCCGTATACGCCAAAGGATTCTTCTTCTTATCTTGGCTTTGCGATAGGTACACGACATACTTACCTGAGGCATTTGACTTAACTGCATCGAGGAGCTTTTCGTGGCCAATAGTAGGAGGATTCATACGACCCCAGGAGAATGTCATTTCTCCTGTAGCCTCTAAAAGATATTCTCTAAATGATAGCTTATTCATTGCCGCCCTGCTTCTTTTTTAGCTTCTCACGATCTGCCTTTTTAACCTTAGGTAAGATTCGCTTAGCAATCTTTTTAATCAGAGCTGACTTTGCATCAACCTTCTTTTCTATACCTTGGCGTGCTGAAAAAGATAACTCGTCCTTTCCCTTATCCTTAAGGAATTTTTTGAGTATCATATCACGGGCTTTCTTTTGTGCTTTGGCTTTAAGCTTTTCGGGGGAGGCTAACTTTTTAGCAGCAAGCTTACGCCCGCGCATGATTTTAGCTTTATTCTTTTTGAATTGTAGTTTCATTTTTTGACGTTGTGCCAACGTGGCAGCTTCGTCAAACTCTTTGAAAGATTTCATCTTCCTATCCTCGGTCCCATCGATATTAGCCACGGTTAGGACTCTCCCAACCTTTGATAATATCATCACTAAAATTGTTGCTAGAAAATTCTAATCTATCAACAAGCTTTACCGCACCACCTTCCGTACGATCTATGGCTACAAAACCTTCTGGGTTGGTTGCCTTAAATCCGGACTTAGTTTTAACAAATGTCCCTATATTATTAAGGGTGTTAAGTTTATTTATAAGAATTAACTTTGCGTCTACAATAGAATTTTGTAATTCAAACACAGCCTGTAAACTTTTTTGGTTCTTTTTATCAAAAAATTCTAAGATTTCGTCAAGCTGATCTTGCTTTCTCTTCTTGCCTTTTTCTGACTTAAGCTTTTCGATTTGCGCTTCATAACGATTTTTGATCCACATAATCATACCAATGACATGCTTACGGGAATCAGTAATCCGCTCATTGTTGCGGACTTTCGTATTATTGTATATATTAATCAAAGAGTTGATCTCTTTATTAGACTCAATTGTCTTCAGAGTTGACCCTTTGATCTTATTGAATACTGAACCAGCCTTTGAAAGAGCTGCATTGAGGTCAGATGTCTCCGAGGCTGTAAGTGTAGCGGTACCTGAGAGATCTGGTAATGTCGCATCAACCATCCAAACGTTAGGCGAGGCAGTAAGGCCAGGTACGATTTCCCGTCCAAACTCAGCCTGCATCGTTTCGAATGTGGCGCCATTATATTTTGTATGCCATACAATACCGATCTTTGCTTTTTTGATATCATCAGCAACATCTGAATCTGCTGGGACAGCATAAGCAATCGTATTAGGATGGAATACTAGCATTGATTCGCCGTCAATGCGTTCTGTTTTGAGGTCAGCAGCATCAAACATAAAGTCGCCTTGAATGACTCCTTTAATCCCGAGATCCTTAAGATGAGTATAAGCCAACTTCATCTTACGGTTTAAATCACCTTGAGTATCTGCATCGATATCTGCATGGCTCTTATAAATCTTTGGATTAGCATTGAATATGCCTTTCTTTGCAACAAAGAACTCTCCAGTCTGTGGGTCCTCTCCAGCAAATACAGCTGGAGCACCGTCCCATTTGACTGTAATATCAATGGACTTCTTTGAGTTGCCAGCCAGCATATCGCGTAAAGAACGAAGAGCAAGAATTGCTTCACGGGCACCATTGACTCCACCATCGATGACTAAGTCCTCAATGTGAGTCATGTGAGTGTTTTTCTTGTTCTCAGCTAAATATGATTTAAACTTCTTCATGATCGTGGAAGTGTTACCTTTGGTTTAATAGTTCCGGAAGTTACTGCGTCAATATCGATATCATTAAGTTGCACATCTTGTACAGCAATAATCTTACCAATATTACGCTTAGTGCTATTATACATAAAGATAATTGGGTGAAGCTTAAAGTAACCATCATAAGCAGCTTCACGATAACGACCAACGATTTCGTTATATTCACGAGGAGCAAGCTCAGATAGCTTTTTAAGTGCGCCTTTACCAATCTCAGTTGGGCGAGTTAATTTAAGATCGTCTTTATACTTTTTAGCTAATGCTACAATGTCTTGTGTAACATCACTAATATTAACTGTTCCACCAAGCTTAAATCCGTACACATAGCCTGATGAATGGCGCTCTACAGATTTAATTTCGTATTGCTCTGTACCCACAATAAGATCGACACCAGCAGAAGAGCCACCACCAAGATGAGCGTCATCAATCAGAAAGTACATCAATACTTCCCCAGGGCCCACACCCTTGAGAGGATACTTATGCAGTGCGGCTAATGCCCTAGCGTTTTCTGATTTAAGATCATCAACAAGGCCGTTAAACTTATTGGCGTCAAAGCCGCGTAACGTAGTGCTTAGATCAAAATTTGGAAAGAAGTATGTCTTGAAAAGATACTGAATTTCTCGCTTGTAATTCAACGATTCAAAATCACGAGCTTGAAGATTAAAAGAGGTAACCTTAGTTGCGCGTTTAATAAAAGAAGCGTCAAAGGTTTCTACGTTCTCTTGCAGAATACCTAATATTTCATTGACCTTCTCTTCATTTAAATAGCTATGAAAAGATTGCATGGCTCATCCCATCCGATAAAAAAGAGTTTAATATATTTATATAAAATCTAATTTGAATCGATGTTTCCATCATCATCGACTGTAATAAATTCCATATCCTCGAGGATCATTAAGACTTGAGCGGCTCCATGCTTAACACCAGATCTATATGATGTGTAAACTGAACCGATAATGCATACTACCATAACAAAAAATGCGGTATAAATGTCCATTAGATATTTCCTTTTCTAAATTTGTATTCTCTTCTAAGCCACCATTTATATTTATTAAAATAGTAAGCGCCGTCGTAGTCTGGCTTCTTGCCAGTCAACTCAATGATTTCTTCAATGTGGTCCAACCACAATTCATTACAAAAATGTCTAAAATTCATCATTGCTCCCAATATAGGTCAACTAATTCGTATTCAAGCTTTTCTGCTTCATCTTCGCATACTGCGCTTTCTGTAAGAAACTGCCGAGCATGAACCAATTCATGCGCTATTGTAAGCGCCACTGTTCGAATGTCTTTTTCGTTACGAACTTCTATTTCGATAGCATCTTCTTCAGGAGGCCAGCAATATCCATACGCGTCAAGCTTTCTTTTGATGCGTATATTGATATGGCCATACGGCTCTAAATCAGAAAAAAGATCATTACACACATCAAGAGAAAAGGCTTCGAGCCTTTCCTTTTGACGTATGTTACCGAGCATGCTAACCGTTAGCATGTATGTATACCTTAGCGGCTTCGCGTGTTTTGAGGCTAAAGACCGTTGGAGCATCTTCAATCCAAGAAAGAAGAAGAGGCATATCCATATTAAGGAACTCACACTCGTTTTTAAGAATTTTTACAGCTGCTTTGTAAGTAAGAATTTTCATTATGCAATCCCCGTCCATCGAATTGATTGTGGCATGTTAGTGAAGATGTTACCGCGAGCAAAGTTAGTTGCTGGAGCTTTCCAAGAAGCAGCCATTAGCATGTCGCCCATGACCAAACCTTTCTTTGGGTTATCCTTGCGGCAAATAAAGCCAGCAACCGACTCAGATTGGTTATAGCCGTTGACCTGTACGATACGATCATAGTTGCGACCAGACTCAACGTAGTATGAGTTACGTGGCATATCGCGGTCGTCAGTATAGCGATCATAGTCAGCAAGCATCAGCTCAATAACCTCTTTTACCTTAACTTCATAATTTTCCATAACATACTCCATATCATTTAATATAAGGTAATTCTATAACAAAAATGGGCGTATGTAAATACATTCTCGTGAATACTCATTATTCACGAGAGAAATAATGGTGTCAAACTTTGAAGTCAGAAAATAGGTCTTTGGACTCTCTTTCGCCAAATGAATTGATGGGCTTATCAGGGATTGCCATGTCGTCAATGATATCTGACTGAGCTGATTGCTCGACATCATATAACTTCATACGAGTTCTGTCAACGCCAATGATAAATTTGCGATACTTTGTTGGATCATTGTACCTATTCTTAAGCTGCTTTACCATAATCTGATCGAGGTCTTGAAGCTCCTCGGTCGATATGAGTGCAAACATAAGATCGGCGGTGGCTGGTAAGCCAAATGATTCTGAAGTATCTTCCAACCCTACATCAGAATTTGAGTAGCCTGATCGGGTTGTTTGAGTAGCAGACATGATTGGTACATTGAATTCAACTGCCAAACCACGAAGTTCTTCAGCAATTGCTTTGACATATGAGTAACTATTGATTGACCCACCTAAGCCTTTCATACGTGACGAGGCACAGATATTCAGGTAATCAATATAGATCATATCGGGTTCAAAGCTCTTTTTAAGCTTAAGCTCATTAAGTAACGCACGGAAATGTCCAGCGCTTGCTGCACCAGTGGGATATTCCTTAATGATAAGCTTGCCAATAGAAGACTGAGCGATCTTAGAAATCTTAGTATCAAATACATTTTTTGGTATGCTAGACAATTGTTGTATTGGTAGATCCATAAGATTAGCATCAATACGCTCAGCAATTCGTTCTTCAGCCATTTCCATTGTGATATACAAAACGTTCTTGCCTTGTTGCAATGCCGCTGCAGCGCAATGACACATGAACAAAGACTTACCCACACCAGTACCAGCCAATACGATATTGAGTGTTTTGTTGGGTAAGCCACCCTTAGTAATCTTATTAAAGTAATCGAGATCAAAGGGTAAGCGATCTTCTTTTGTATTATAGAACTCAAAGCGATTATCTGAATCATCGATATAGTCATGGCCGATGGCCTTATCGAATGAGACACCAAGAGCATTGGAAAGTATTTCAGGGATTGCCCCTTCACTTACATCGCTGTGTTTGCCATCAATAATCTGAATCGATTCCATAATGGCATTATATACTGCCCGCTCTTTACACCATGCTTCTGATTCTTTGATCAGATATTCAGTGTCAAGGTCAGATTTGTCTTTGATATCTTGGATGAGATTGAAGATGTCCAATGCACGATCATCGGTTGTTGATAGCTTCTCAAGCTCGAGCTCAAGCACTTTGCCTGTCGGTAATCGATTATGTCTACCAACAAACTCTACTATCAAATCAAAGACATCTCGGTGGACACCTTCAAAATAATCTTTTTTTAGAAACGGGATAACTCTTCGGCAATACTCTTCATTGTTCAAAAGGTGATTCAATATATGTGTACTGAGTTGTGTCATCTTTTCCTATTTTACCTGTTCGGTTATTAAGAGATTCAGTGAGGATATGCTTAAGCACATCACCACAATAATTATTAAAGTCTTGGCTATGCTCCAGTTCTCCTTCAGCATAAGTGCCTGGATTTTCAATGACGTAATTAAACTTCATTGTGGCATCACCAGTGTCTTTGTTCTCTTTAAGAGAAACTGAACCATAGACTATAATAACGTTCTCGTATTTTTCATTAAACTTAACACCATAAAACTCTTTGCCTGGATTTTCGACAAGGGTATATGAATGTTCTGTTATAGTATTATAATTCATTTTAAGCCTCTTGTACATCCTCAAGATCATCAAAGTTTAATAAATTTTTATGGCCGATAGTATAGGCACCTTTGATAAATTCTTTAAAATCAGAATTAGTAAAAATAGGTTCCCAAAACTCTTTTGTAAGAGTGTCTTTCTCTCTTACCTTTGGATCAACCATTTCACCGGTCGCTGTATCAACGCGCTGATACCAGCCATTAGAAGGCTTGACAACATAACCGCCAGCAATAGCAACATCCAAAAGCCCGCTATAAAGCTCGATACCACCATCCCAAGAAACGCTAATAGGTACCTTAGACTTTTCTTTGACATATCGAGACTTTTCGACATTAATGATAAAATCATATCCTGTCACCTCTGTTCCTTTTTTGTTTTGACGACGACCAAGAATCCAGATATTATCGGCTGAATAATAAATACCCGTACCACCACCAACAACATCTTTTGGAAATAGGCCAATCTCTTTGTACGTATGATTAACAGCCAAGAGAGGAATATTCTTCATAGTTAAGTATGGTGTAACCATACGGAATAATCCTTTTAAAGCTTTTGCCCGCGACATATCAGCCACTGACTTTTCGTTGAGCGCATCCTCAAGCTCTTTTTTAGATGCAAGGTTACCAATAGAATCGATTACAACGACGACATTGTCTTTGCGGTCGATTTGCTCAAGCTGATGAACTAGATCAAACTTAAGTTTCTCAACATCTGTGATTGGTGTATGTAATACTCGATTAGTATCAATACCAAATGTTTCGAAATAAGATTGTGGTGAACCAAATTCTGAATCGTAAAAAAGTAGTACTGCATCCTTATGCTTTTCTAAATAAGCCGAAGCCATAAGAAGAGCAAATGATGTTTTGAAATGCTTTGATGGACCAGCCAAGACCGTAAGTCCAGCTGTTAAGCCACCATCCACATTTCCGGAAAGAGCAACATTTACCATCGGCACTTGAGTTGCGCATTGCTCTTTTTCTGAAAAGAACTTTGAGTCAGCCAATATGGCAGTTTCTTTGACTCTTGAGTTCTTTTTAAGTTTGTCCATTACTGACATATTAATACATCCTCTTTTGAGACTGTTGCATTTTTTTGCGCCATCTTGCTTTGGCTTGCTTCTTTAAGCGAACCTTGGCCATTGACGGAGTTTCGTAATACTCCTTGCGCTTTAGGTCTTGAAGAATTCCGGCAGCATCAACTGCTTTCTTAAATTTCTTCATAGCAACATCAAACGCTCGCTGATACTCTTTCTCAGAAAGCGGTTTACGGTTGCGTGGGTTTTTGTGTCCTACAGATACTTTTGGCATAATTTCTCCTTTTTCAAAAGCAGTATCTATTCTATCATAAATTGGTCCAATTGTACATGATTTTTTTCATATTCAAAGGATCTTTTTTTGTTGTCCTGTATCAGGAATTGAGTATCGATCATATCAAGGTTTCCCTCAAAATATTTCTTAATCATACGTGCTGGCCATTCGGCTGTAGTCACTGGTACATTTTGGCATATATGGTTAAGCGATCTCTTTGCATTAAGCAACTGAAAATCTGATGGCAACTTCATTAGGGACAAAGATTCACGCACGGTCAGAAATCGATCTTCATCTGGATGAGTAAGCGAGGTTGGCATATGACCAACAAAGGCTCCAATCTTATCCTTAGGAATCTCAACGCCTTTACGCATAATATTGCCACCGGCTTTCAGTTTATGGTATGCCCTATCGCATTTCTTAGCAACATTGTCATACCCATTTTCACGCATCCACTTACCCACAGTTCTATAATCAGTATGCTGCTCAATATAGTCCTGAACGTTGGTAGTGCGTGTAATTTTTGCTGAGAATTCTTTATGAGTAATACCGCCTTCGAGTTCTTCCAATATGTAACGGTAATATGGATCTTCGGATGGTGTTCTTTCATTACAAAGAATCTGACTCATTGGATCATTGTCATCCTTTACCACTGCTCTAATATCGTCAGCAATCATGGAAGGCTCTTCAAAGTGATAATCAAATAAAGGAATTTGACTGCCCTTCCAAAAAAAGTAAAAGGTTCTATCCCTGACTTGACTCAGTCCATGTAGAATAGATTTTGTTTTACAGATACTAAAGGTATAGCCATTCTCAGCGGCAATCTTACGTAATCGCTTTACTACTGGCTCTCCCATCTTGGATGCAAGTCTTGGAGCATTTTCTCCCCAAAAAACATCTGGTTGGATCTCGGTTAAGACGTACTCAGCTGACTTATACATCCAATCGTTCATAGGATTATTACTCGAGGCCGATGGACTTAAGGAACTGAGTCCAGCACAAGGGCAAACAGTATTAATAATATTGACCTCTTTCAGAGCTGGAGATTCGCCTTGAGACAGATTCAGATAAGGAACCTCATCGTTATACCAATTACGCAAATGCGTTTCATTTGCTTGGAAACCGTCAAAGGTGAGTATATACTCAGGTCGTGATTTAAAAATATTCTCCATAGCAATCGATTCACCACCGATTAATGGAACAATGCTAGCCCATTTCATGCAAAAAAGT